ATTGCATCCTGAAATGGTTTATCATCTTCCTTATGAACTACATAACTATCTTTAACTTTTACTACCCGAAATGTTATTGCAAGGCCTCCCATTATTTTGGAACGCTGCTACCACCATAAAATATTAAATAATTAGCTACTGCAAAGCATATGTTAATAATACCTTGCTCCTTTAAACCTAACAGTAACGATATTACTCCTGAAATCACAAACGCAATTACAGTTATAGGCTGAACCCAAATCAATATAGTCTGTAATAACATCATTTCTCCTCCTTTATGTTGAGTTGTTCAAGCCAATCAGGTCTGTTTTCTTTAACCCACTCTTTTACATCTATTGTTTCCCTTTTAATAATTTCACATTGCCAAACAGAATATAAAGATAACATTTTATTGGCAAAGATTGTTGCAGCTTTCTTCATTTCCTCTGTTCTTTCAGTTTCATCTTCTCCCCCATATTCATCATCAAATCTCTCTAATAAATCATCTAAAACACAATCCCCAAGCGATTCAGCAGATTCAGTCATTATCTTGCGAGCATATCCACAGATTTCTAATTTATCTGGCAACTCATCTAAATCATCAAGAGCATACTCAATAGCCTCATCTTTATCTGTATAGCTTAAAAACTCAACATCATCATAATCCCAAAAATCTACCTTTCTATCTCTCATCTCTCCTCCTCTGTTAAGAAACTAGCTATTGTCCCTATCCATTCCTCTTTCCATTTATCTCCGTAAACAGCAATATAAACTTCCTTAGTATCCATTTGTGCTTGTATCATCTTGTCGCAACTACCATGTTTTCTATGTATCTCTAAGAACTCAGAAGCTTTGTCGGTGTCAGGATACCACCAATGTTCACACCTATCACAATATACAGGTGTTGTATTCATATCTCCTTGTGTGGATTCATTTTAGTCTCCCACCTTATCGTATGTAGCTTCAAATATATCTGGTTTGCAGGGGTAAAATTCTCCCTTTACACCTTTGATAATGAAATCATTTTTACTTGCAGCGTGCCTTGTTCCTACTTCTTTATTTGACTCTAATGTTTCCACCACTAAACAACAGTCCCCCGATGACATACCTTCATAAGTGGCTTGCCCCTCTGTCCATTGGATTATCTCATCAGTGTTTTCCCCTGTCCATTGTATTGCTTCAATTACTACTGGTTTCTTTCTATATTTCATCTTATCTCCCATCCATATAGTATGCGGTTACCACCTTTTCATTCCCGACCACCACTCTTAAATTATCTTTCTCGAATATCCACCTCTTATTAGATTTATACACTACCCTCGGATGTTCTAATGCTTTTCTAATAGCTTCTGTAGTTACGAAAGGATGTCGTACTTGTATGTGATTCTCCCACTTATAGTCTGTAAGGATTACTTTGCCTACTTTCGTGTTGAATTGCCAGCAATCTATGTCTTTGATGCGTCTTGTAATCTGTTTAGGACACAGTTGTAACCTATTTATAGAACGGAGAGAGGCAAAATTTAATTTGCTTTGTTGGGGATTCAATAGACACCCACTCACTCCGCATAATAATAAAATCAAAATTAAGGCACTAAAAGACCTTGAGACATACCTACCTATGCGTACGATGATAAAAACGAGGAATTTAAGGGCAGAAATCGTCAGAAACATCAATAGGGCTAATGGTCTCATGCCTTCATCCCAGCAGGACATTTACAGATTATCTCATATCCCGTCTTAGATATAAATTTTCCCTTGCCTTTACATTGAGGACATAACTCTTCTTTGAAGTCAATCCAATCACGCCAATTATTAAACCATGTTGATCCATTCTGTATAAATCCCTTTTGTACTCTTTCACTTTTAAGGTAGTTATTTAACGCCAATCTTATATCGGTAATATCTTTTTCTGTTTTTACGGATATAGAGAAATGTCTTTGGGCTTCCTTATTACCAACACGCTTGGGGTATTTAGACCAGAGTTCTTTAAATATATATATATTATCTTGTTTCTTTATTTCTTTACCTTTATTTATTACCTTTACCTTTATGTTTATACCTCTACCGTTGAGCAAGTTTTGGTCATTCTTAGGTCTAAGCTTGATCAAACCAAGCACATCAATATCTTTTTCTAAGTATTTATCAAGTAAAGAGATACAATTTTTTTGTAAGTTGGTAGGATGTGAATTATCTAAATCTCCTATCTGAAAAGAGATAAAATCCAACACTATTAAATACCCATTTTTATCCACAACCCTTAACTTATCGGAGTTTAATTCATTAATAATTGAGTTATCTATTTTTGAACCAACAAAAAAAGATGCTAATTCATAATCTATTTTCCATACACCTGCATTATCACAGCTATCACAAATATATTGCCAGAAAGTTTTAGTTGTGGTTTCCCATCTTCTGAAAACAGGGTCATTCCACTTTGTTGTTTCTGTGTATCTTTTCATAATAAAAAGAAAGCCCTTCCTCGGTCATCATGGATGATAAAACCCTTAGGGAAGGGTTAAACCGAGGTTGGGCATTTTGATTTTGTTTTATCTTATCATCCATGATTATTTAATCCTACTCTCATTAAATATCCTTGTCAAGAGCAAAAGTAAATTCATATTGTTCCTTACTAACAACTGCCGGAATTATAAACCAATGTCTGAACCAATTTTTACTATTAGCAAAACGAGTAGGAACTTCTTCTGTTTTAAACGATCTTGTTTCTTTGGTGATTTCTACGTCTTGTGATGGTAAATGTGCTATTCCTGTGTAACCTTTCTTAACGAAAGATAGGAACTTATCTGATAATGAGAATACTTGGTCTTTAGGCTTGCGTATGTTTATTTGAATTGTCTTAGAACAACTATCTACCTTACATACCTCTCCTCTAAGTATTATTGTTCTCATATCTCCCCTCGTTAGGTTCTGGTATAGAAACGTTTAAAAAAGTAGCTCCCCATTCTCTGCATTTAGATAAATATTCTTCCATTTCAACAGTTGTTAAATCGGTGGTTGATTTAGCATATCCAACATCTTCGCCTATGATACTCATGTGTTTAAACAGAAACATATTCTTTAAAAATTCGTGAATCTCTTCTGGTTCATATCCAGTTTCCCTACTCAGTAAATCTAAAATTACCCCCCAGTAATACCGATTCTGATTTACACTGCGAATCTTAGTCGGTTTTCTGACTATTATTTGTACATCTTTACCATCAAGGCTTGAAAGGTAATCATTGAATTTATCTTGGTTAGAAAATATTAACCTGCCTTTAGTAACAACCCCTTTAAATATCGGTATATAACTCATTTTATTTTATTTATTACCTCTTTTAACTCTACACAGAAAAGTTTAAGCTCCGATTTTAGTTTCTTAATAAATTTCTCATCTCGTTTAACCCTTACAATCAAAGGCTTAATGCCTGGGTAATAACTCATAAAGTCCACCCACTTTCTACCTGTAACAAATAATTCACCCTGACACTGTTGAAAATAATCAAGTGGTAGAACTCCAGCTAAAAGATAAGCAACATGAGTTGATGCAATCGGACACTTAATCTCTATTGCTCCATCTTCTCCTATAAGTCCATCAGGACTGCAACCATACCCATTAGCGAGGCAGAAGCCCACAGTTTGAACCTCTTGCCCCGTTATAAGTTGATATAATTGCCTTGCTTCATCCTCTAATATTATACCTCGCTGCATTATTGCGTTCTGGTATGTTTCTTCTGACTGCTCAGCAACTTTCTCTCCTGCAAGCCTGTAGAGGTACTTATTTCTCTGCTTTGATACTTCCCCCTTAGTGGTAAGAAGTTTATCGAAATTTGAGGCAGTTGGTAAGCCTAAACGAGCTTCAAACCACTCTTGACTCCGTTGTTCACAGTCTATTATCCTCATTGTTTTGTATTTTTTCTTTTTGCTTCTATTGCTACTTCGGCTTTTTTGTAATCAGATTTTCTAATAGTCTTAATATCATCACAACCCATAAATTCACAGAACTTGTCCATGTCTATTCCAAGTTCGGCTATACTATCAAGAATATAGTTTGCTTCCTTTTTGTTTATATGCTCAACAACGCTGTTGCTGTCATCATCCATTTCTTGAGTGGCAAGTCCTGTTAATGCTAACAAGGTATATCTTTCAAGATATGTGATTGTGCTACCTATTGCCTGAATAGAGTTTTTTGAACCTGAGTTATCAGCCTCAGCAGAAAGAGTTGTTTCTTCGCTATGACCTAAGATGTGGGTTATCTTGCAAGTTACCATTACCTTTCCGTTCTGTTTTGTTGACCATGAGGCTGAAAGACCATGTTTACTCAATTCGGCACTGATTTTACTTACCACATTAGCCAATGAAGCATGATTGTATTCCATATTCCCCTTTTGGGTGCTAAACTTAACGTGCTTGTCTTTGTCTATCTTAGGTGGATTAACTTTAAACAATGCCATCGCTATATGATAAGCCTTTTTTGCTTCGTTTGCTTCGTAATCTTTCTGCAAATCAAGTAATCCTCTGAGTTTCTCTAAATCTGATCCCTTTGCAACTGCAACTCGAATCATCTCTGCCGGTGAATTATCAATCTTCGGTGGAAAAATAATACCAGGTTCATTTTTTAAGTCTTTCAAGTCTAACTTTTCCTTTTCCATGTCCATCTCCTTTTGTTTGTTTATCCTTTCCACAGACACTACAAAGTTCGTCTGTTACAAAAAAGAATTTGCATTTTTTACACTTCACAGAATACTCCTGTATATTTTTTTGAGTGCTGTACTGTTGCTATTCCATCGCTGATTAAAACTGTTGCACAATGAATATAATCTTCTGGTATTTTATGGGTATCTATTTCGGTAAGTTCTTTTACCACCATGCCCTTTTCGTCTTTTGAGAAATGAGAAATCTTTCTGCAATCAGGACATACGAATAAAGCTGTTTTTACAATCTTCCTTTTTATTTCGTCAAAGATGAAGCCACTATCAAACTTGAGATATGGTTCTGCTATTCCTCTACTACATTCGCAAAAGAAAGTATAGTCTTTCATCTCTCACTCTCCTTTTATATATTTTAAATACTCTCCATAACCAAGTTTGTCTAATTTCTTAAATACTGAAAGGGCAGGTCTGGCGAAGTCTTTTTTAATAGTGTCGTAGCAAAATTTATGAATTGAGCATTGTCCTATAAAAACCCACTCTTTCTCTGTAAATGTTTTTCTTTGCTGTTGTCTAATTATTTCTATCGCAAAATCGTGGGACATGTAGTAGTTTTTAGCACCCCCAAGGTAAGCACCCCCAAGGTTAGCACCCCCAAGGTTAGCACCCCCAAGGTCAGCACCCCCAAGGTAAGCATCCCCAAGGTTAGCACCCCCAAGGTAAGCATCCCCAAGGTTAGCACCCCCAAG